TTAAATTGATTTGCAGATGGATAATCATGTGGATTCGCAATGGATGTTTCTTTCTTCCATAGCTGTTTTCTCTCGCGGGAAAAAGCCTAAAGCGCAGGTAGTTTAAAATAAACGTACTACCCATACGTTGAATTATAGTTGTCTCCAACAGGGCAAACATAATGGTCACGGGCATCACCAGTGGTGGCGTACGGAACGTATATCGCGGTGGCTGTTACAGCCGATGGTCCGAGAAATCCGCCCATACGAAAATCATCACCGATGGAACCCATTAACATGTATGTTGCTCGCCACATATTTTTATTTCCTGAACTGTCATACCAATTCGGTGTATTCATTTGAATTGAAAATATGACATTTGAGTGCGTCTTTAAAGACGTATCTGTGGCTCCTTGTGCTGAATTACCAGCTTGTGGAACATATAAAACTGGATATTCAGACAAATATGGGACAACAACATTGTGGAAGTCGCAATTTTGGCGACTAACTGAAACAGGCATTGAATTATAAAAAGTGAACTGGCTTTGTTCAGATGTTAAACCAGCTGTTAATGCCTGCGTCCCATTATAAGCATCCCCTGTTGGCTGGTAAATAAAAAGCATAGGTGAGGACACGCCTGTTGGTGTATTAGAAGTTGGAACTGTTCCAATACTGCGTGATGCCATACCCATACCAAAAATTCCGAGCATAGTTCCAGGGACTCCACCTCGAGTTTGGTCTGTAAATGAACTTATATTAGACCCATACTGTGTTGTTGTATCCACAGTAATATAAGTGCGCCAGTTTGGTGGATTATCTGGCGCAGCATCAGGGTTGCCGTTATTACTGGCTGAATCAACAGATGGTAAAAAACATAGTTGATATGAACCCCGATAAAATCTATAACATGATGAAAACCAACCAGGCAAACCATGAGACAAAATTTCAGCAGCAGTATGTATTCCAATAACCCTAGGATATTGGAATATAGCCTGCCCATCGCCCAATTGTGTCTCCTTCATATAAGCTGTTCCATTTGGCCCGTTAATTTTCCTCATAGCAAGCTGTTCATCAACAAAAGTTCCCATAGGAATCATTCGTTTCATAATGTAGTGTAAGTTTGTTTCCACACTACCAAAATGTGATGAATCAGCTGGTGTTGGATCACCAGTTGTCATTAGATGTCCAACATGTCGCACAGCGCCTGAAGCTATGGTGTTACTAGCTTGACAGGTCGCTTTTTCGTGTCGTGGATCTCGAACTAGATAAGCTCGACAATCCACACAGTACCATTTGTGTTCATCATGCAATCGTACAGCTCGTCTATTGCATGTTGAGCAAAATTTGACGGTTTTCTTTTTCTCAGAACTTTGCCCACACAATGGTACTAACGTCTTGTTGTTTCCATAAAAGCCCCAAGCTTGAAAATTAGGAGCTCCTGAAATATACATGAGGCCTTGAATGCTACCATTCACAATGGATGGGCCATTGAGTGTTGTTAAAGTTCTCAGTGACCACACTCCAATTGCAGAATCGATGACATTTCGTGTAGTTGGTGTGCCTCCATTGTATATTCTCTGGAAACGTCGTTGGAAAATATTAGTTAGTGTGACGGAAAAGGTGGTATTTCCCTCACCCAACTTAAAATATGTCGCATATTGATCTGTGGCAGCCCCTAAGTCTGTTGGTACAGTATACACACCATAGTGTGGCGTAAACACCAATTCTATTGTGTGAAATTCTGTACAAACAAACTCAAAGGTGTAGACGAGCGCACCAGACCACCAAGTAGCTTTACATGAGTAATAACAAAGATTACTCAGGAAAACCTTAGGTGACACAGTGCCAAAAGCTGGGCAAACGTCTATGCCAGGATCATATAGTTCAGGTACAGGTGAAATGTACCCACAAGCTATAACGGTGTTAACTGGGGTATTAGCTTGAGAAATATAGATGAAATTGTTCTGCCGCGCATTCATAGTCAATGTAGAGGCACCAGTTGTTGAATTTATGGTACCAATAGCATTGCAATAGCTTGGTTTCTGCCACATATTGCGCAGATCCATTTCATCTTCCCCAGTTCCAAAATGTTCTTCGTCTGGTTGTTGCTCAGCTCTTTGACGAAGATCCATTCGTTTAGCGTAGTTCAAGCCAGAACCATGCATAAAATTTGTCGTTGGTTCTTCTTCCATAAGTACTCGGAAAGTGGTAGGTGGTTTATCCATCTCGCCGGGTACAGGCATTTTAACATCAGTTGTTGGAGATGTTGTTTGCGTATTAGTGGAAGTTTGGCTACTTGAACCACTCATGTCAGTCACTATTGTAGGGGCACCTGGACTGAAACAGCTCGATTTTTCGGGAGCAGTTTCATTTGTAATAATTTCAGTCAGGTTACCCATAACAATAGTGTTGTGTCCTTTTTCAACATTGTGTGAGTCAACGGTGGTTGTATTGGTCTTATCATCAGATTGTTTTGATGATGAAGAACCTTGGCACTTAGCTGGTTCGTGCTTTATCTTAATATGGGGAAACATAGCTCTGATTTCTTCAATTGTCATTTCCTCATATTGTTCGGACTCACCGCTTTCTGATATAGTCTCAAACTCAGCAGTAAACTGCTTAAGTCTTTCATAAGTTCTATCTCTCTCTGTGATATTGAGTTCTTTCATATAGAGAGGATTGAATTTTCGCCTAGAAAGAACTTGTGAAATAGGAACATGAAACTCTGAGTTTTTAAAAGATGCATACATAGTGATGTCAGAATATGCAACTGCATCTGATGGATCAGTGGCAAGTGGTATAACCACTAAAACATTCAGAGTTCCGACAAAATCAACATTGGGATCAGGAGACACTATATTCATAAAAGAATTGATGTTGTAAAAAGGTATCTCAATTGAACCCGATGAATGATTTGGACCTAAGCCGAAGTTTGTTATTGTAGTAGCAGCGCACAAGTTGGTTCCGTGTCGTCCTGCCGCTTCGGTTTTATTCATACCAGGCACAAATGTAAAGAGAAGTTTCCCTTGTGATGTTTTTGGACCATTAGATGTTGCTTGAATCAATGTGTGGAAACGCGCGAATGTGAAATTTGCGAAAGGAACACTAACAGTGTTGTTTTGAATTAAATCAAAAGGCACTGAGTATTGCTTCAACAAAGTCATACTCGTTTGCGTTGCTGTCCATTGAAAATGGTCAAATTGAGAAAACTTCTCCGCCATCTCAGGAACATTCCATGCTTGTTCGGGAATGATCCGCCGTGCTCGTGCATCACGAAAAGGTTGTTTATTCGTGACTGGAGCTCGCACGGTAGGCTCCGGTTGTAACATGACTGTACCAAGATGTGGTGTTCCTTCAACAATGGTATCAGTCGTTGGTGATACTTCTGAAGACTCACAATGTGCTTCCTCGTAAATGCCTCCATGGATGGAATATTGATTTTTCAACTCCACCCAAGTTAATAAGCGCAATCTCCCTAATTCATTTCTCTCAGCATGCTGGATGCATGTCGAGCGAATATGTTCAAAGAATTCACGCCCATGAAAGAAGGCAAAACGAAGTGCACAATTGATCCCATCTTGAGCTGTTATCCACTTATCTTGTCCAACACTTTTCCTGTTCCAATTTATACATCCATAAATGGATGATTTATCGATACAGGCCAAGCGCCGCACACGATCAATGTCAGGATCAACGCGAGTCTTTCTTTTCAAAAATGAGAATGTGTCAAGTGGCGCAACTTCAAACTCTTCACCAACCTCCTTGTCCGGTGGTAGTAACTCAATACTATACTGGGCAAAAAGTTTGGAAACAGTTTTCATGTTGTACCAACTAGCCACACTATCATGGACTGCTAGTTTTGCATCATCACCATAAACTTTGATGCGAACAAATTCCTCAAAGGAATTCATGGTCTTGTATTGAGGTCCTGGTGCCAATTCCATCCACGCATAAGCAAAATACATCCAGTTGACGAATGAATTGATTATGACAGTGGAAAAATTGCCAGAAGGATTCCCACCATGACAAATATACACACCATCCATACAAAGATGGGTGGTGTGAATAATTTCATGGACCATAGTTCGCACAAGGTTATCACATCCTTTGTCCCAGCCATCAGCAGTGGACATGTAAGAAATCCAAAGATCACTAAACATGTCCATTATCTGAGGAGCTAGGGAACCATCAAAACGCCCAAAATCACCTGCAAAACCACAGTCTGAAACTTCTTTAAGATAGCTCTCAAGGTCATCCCAATCGCCACTTTCACAATCCATACCAACAGCAGATGGAGTCCATTTGTATGAATCATAGAAGTGGTTAAAGAAATGACCACCATACTTCCTTCCACACATTGTAAAATCAATGGGGCCATTCGCAAAAACACGGGTTTTACCCACTGCTATTTTTGCTAATGGTCGCAACTCATCTTTCAATGTGTCACACCAAAGTGAATCAGGCAATTGAATGCCATCACGTCCAAGTGCTATTCGTTCATCTAAACGTTCTTGTAGCAACTTAGACTTGATGACATAATTGCATGGCTCACCTTCAAAAAGATGTTTCTTCTTCTTTGAGCTATCTTCAAGAACAAGGGGGTGACCAGCAGAGGAACCAAAATTGAGGTGTTTCATATGGTTCATGCTTGGTTCACCATTTATTACTTGGTGCCAAGAAAGAATATAGGGTTTTGTTTTTGGTTTACCCCAATATTCTTTCGCTCGCTCAAAGCAAATTTCTAGGATATTGGTCTTAAAATATCCACTTTGATGGTACTTATTCACTCCAGCGAGCAATGGTGAAAAATTTTCAACTTCAAGACGTGGATCTTTGGGTGACAAGACAGATGGTGATTTATCACTTGGACCAAAGATACCATAGAAAGGTGTTTTATAGAAAACAGTTTTTGTAGGTAGAAAGATTTGGTTTGTTGGACCAACTTTTCCCAATACGGAAAAAGATTGGTTAGACACAACAAAGCGTACAGGCTCCTCCTGAATAGTTCGAGGAGGTAATTCTACAAGCCCTTGGGTACGCGGCACAAATCTCTCTAAATCCTCAGCAAAAACTGGTTCTGAAAAACACCGTCCTGTCTTATTAACTTTTCCGACATGAATGCCTAGAATGCGTCTAGTTGTTGTTTTACCGCATCCTAGCACTAAGGCACCACAATCACCGTCAACAGTAGGAGCAACATAGCTATAGCTATTTATGTTGGTAAAAGCTATTGCTCCTGGTCTGTCATTGGCGTTATAATCACCATAATATTCTGATTGATAATACACTTTTGGTGTATGAATAGTATGGTGAAAAATTTTATCGCCAATCAAACGAGTTGTTAAAACAGCTCCAGCTTGCGCATTGTGGTGGCCATAATCTTCACGTGTCATAAAACGTCTCACTCGTAGCGGTGCAGCTGGTATACGTGGTCCTAAATCATAAACACAAGCATCTCTATGTCTTCGAGCTCTAACTTTTTTATTATCTTCAGTTGTTTCCTCAAAATCAATTTCGTCTAGTTCGTAGAGATGTCTTCGCTCAAATTTCAAATCAAATATTGGACCACCAGGGAAAATGACCTGAAAAGGTGTTCCTTCAGGTACAAGTTCTCTGTCACCACAGAAGAAATGGTAAGGTACGAGTGCAAAAGTGCCAGAAAATCGAAAAGCTGTTAATTGTCGATCTGCAAAATCTGGCATATACAATCGTACAACTTGTGGCAAAAAATCTTCAATCTCATTTGCAGTATGAGAATCATAGTCGGTGTTTCCAACTTCTTCAAGAAATCGTTCAAATTGTTGTCGTCTTGCTCTTTCATGAACGACTCGACTATTGTATTTCACACGTCTATTGGGCCCTTTACCTTGTTCATAACCTCTTCCAGTTGCTGCTTCAGAGTGTCCTTGATGGCATCCACACTCACAAGGTTTATTGGGATCATACTTAATAGTAGGTGAATCACATTTGCAATGCAAACATGGTAACACATACTCTTTAGTATAACCACAATACTCCTTAGCATCTTCAAATTTTTCTTTAAGAATAGAAGCAGTTCCTTTTATGGCCCAATTAACAAGAGATGTTATAGCAAAAGCAACTCCTACACCTGCGCAAAACGTTATAACAGTGGATATCCAAGGGTGTTTCAACATCCATTCACCAACGATGTTATCAAGTTCACGAAGAATACTACTCACAACTCCATCATCTTCATCTCCAAATCTTATTTGCTTCTGCTTCAATTGTTGTTCTAAGGAAAATCTTTCTGAGACAATCTCACCAGCATCTGCCACAACTCGCAATTGGCCATCATCAGAAATAACAGGATTGTCTCTTTCACGCAATGGTCCGATTGGATCTTCAAGACTGACACCTTGTTTCTTCGCTAAAACTTCCATACGGTGTTTATAAACTTCATATTCTGGATCTTTCCCTTCATCAATAGCATCATACCAAATTTCTTCAGCCTTAGTGTATTCTTCATCACGTTTCAATTGCCATACATCATTCCGAGCATAGTTCTCACCTGGTTGGAAAACTTTCTTAAAAACTCCGGGTATATTGTGATCATGACCTTGGTTACGCCAACCTCTAGTAACTTTCTTCACAATATCTGTAAATCCTTCGGAATGGCCATCTTCATGAAATGTAACGTTCTTCTTTCCTATCAATGGGCCTACTAATTTTCGGACTTCCCTATTTTTCTCTTCTTCAACATCTTGCGCCGCAAAAAAATCGCCTCGAACTTTCTCGACAATAGGGATCTTCTTATACATTTTCATGAGGCTTTCTTGATTCGTAGTATGGAATTGATAACATTTCAAAGTATGCAACATGGCTTGCTCGGTACTCATTTCAGGTGTTAACCAAGCATTCGGATCTTCATTGGTGGAATCATGTAATCGCCACGTCAAATAAGAGCAGGTGTCTTGTTGTTCTTGCGTTAAAAGATGGTACTGCGGTACTCCTCCTACACAAAATTCTGGCTTGACATTAAGGACCCAGTGGCAATTTTTCCTACGCCATAAAGCTCTTGGTTCTGCCATCCCCATAGGCTTAGGAAATGGTACGTTAGTTGTTATAACTACCACTTCCGATTGAAAACGCATGCCTTTTATTCCTATAGTTGGATCATCGAGAGATGGCATATTGAGTCCTTTTGGTATATTACTAACAATTGTCAAAAATTCTGCTACCATCTTGGCCATTTGTTCATCATTGAAAGCAAAAGCATCATCAAAATATATACAATGCTGGCCATTGTAGCGAGAATAAAATTCATCAGACAAATCACGCGGGTAAACAAGATTAGCATCAGCTTCCCACCCCTTAGGTCTAAGTAATTTACATAAAGCTAAAGCCATAAGAGACTTTCCTTGATTAGGTGGTCCAGATATCCAAACAGAAAACGGTACTTGTCGAAATACTGATTCTCCGTTTGCTACCTGCACCATATAATCAAGTTTGTCTAATATTTTACAGTCATTGGCGAAAAAATGGGCTAATTTAGCCGAAATCTGCGGTTTATTAATTACAGTTTCTATATATTTCTTAGCTAATTCCCGCAGTCTCATAAATTGTTTTTGTACATCAGGGTCGTGCTTTAATTTAATTAATACTTCGGG